GTGTATTGAGTAGCTTCAAAGATAATAGCAACAACAGCAGGGAACTTACGAGAAGCCCCACGAGTAGCGGTATTCAGTTCCTCATTGTACCAACTCAAAGCCTGACACCGCTCTCTCCAAGCTCCTCCATCGGAATCTTTGGTTGTATCATATCGAAAGGCACGAACAACGGTCCCGGTAATACCTGCAAGAACCTTTTCGATTCTCTCCAATATCTCCGGTTCTGCTAATTCGCCTAGAAGCGCGATAGTATCGTCGTATGTGGTCGAGGCGTCTGCTGCCTTGGTTGTGGCAATTCCTGCTTGTGTGGTGGCTGTGGTGGCATCGAGGCCCGTTTGTACTGCATCGGCTGCCGTATCGATTGTATCTTGATTGGTGGCTACTAGATCGGCTGCAACGGCTGTTCTATCAATGCCGGTTTGTGCCGCGTCTGCAGCAATATCAAGAGCGTCTTGATTAGTTGCCACCTTGTCTGCTGCTGTTGCCACCCTGTCCAGGCCAGTTTGCACCCTATCGGCTGCCGTATCGGTTGTATCCTGGGCAGTTTGCACAAGATCTGCTGCAGTATCTATTGAATCCTGATTTGTTCGTACCAGGTCGGCGGCTACTGCTGTACGGTCTGATCCAGTTTGAGCCCGGTCAGTGCCAGTTTGTGTTGCATCTGCTGCAGTATCAATCGTATCTTGATTAGTTTGTACCAAGTCGGCTGCTACCGCTGTACGGTCCAGGCCCGTTTGAACCTTATCCGCCTCGGCTGCATCAACTGCCGCCTGTACTGCTGCAGCATCACCAAAGATTGCCAGAGCGTCCTGGTGTGATTGTTCTGCCGCTGTTGCTTTGGTTGTGGCAATTCCCGCCTGGGCTGTTGCCGTAGTCGCATCCGTTCCGGTTTGTACTACATCGGCTGCCGTATCTATCGTATCCTGATTTGTGGCTGCCAGGTCTGCAGCCGTATCTATCGTATCCTGATTTGTGGCTGCCAGGTCTGCAGCCGTATCAATGGTGTCCTGGTTGGTTGCTGCCAGATCCGCCGCAACTGCTGCCATATCAAGGCCGGTTTGTAACTCGCTGGCTGCTGCTGAATCTTTATGTGCTTCGGCTGTATCAACCTGGCCCTGCATGGCTGTTGCGAATTCATCAAACTGCCCGGCAAATGTTGCAGACGCTCTGAAATTCGCACCGTCATAAGCGAATGAACAAAGCTGACCGTCTGCGATATCCCCATTAGCCAGGGGCGTACCGTCTGGCCTGGAGAGAGTTTTTGCGCCAAGGCCGTTAAGGTTCATTGTCGAAGCCCCTGTATTCCCATTCACTGCCGTAAACGAGACTATCAAGCCCTCACGGTAAGAGACAGGAGCAACAGGAAGATCGACGACATAAGCATTTACAGCGCCGGTATCAACACCGAACCCCACTCCGCCCCCTAACGCCTGTTCAACGGAAACGGCGTGTTCTGTAGATGTAGGAGCCCCAACTGCTACAGGATCCGCAAATCCTGTTAATGTAGCGTGAGGGGCTGGAAGTTTTTCCATACCTTCGACGACGCCATCAAAGCGGGAATTGACATCTTCCGCCCTGGCCTTCGTCCCCGGCTTTAGTTTTGTGTCATGTTCAAAATATTCATTGCTCATTTATTATGCCTGCCTTGCCATGAAATTAAAGTAGGTGAAAACCCCGTTCACAACATGAAGGGGAGTCGTCGTGTTTACTGCGTCGAAGTAGAGCATCAGCCCGACCTCTGTTGATACACCATCCATTCGGCCCGAGGCTGTACCACCGCCACCGGTCCCATCGTTTCCACCTTCCCAACTGAATAAGTTCCAGCTTGAGATATCCCACACACCGGCACCTGACGAACTTTCGGAAACGTCAACGATATTATGCTCCGGGATATCTGCTCTATTGAAAGAGAAGTCAGGAAGGTAAGCCAGGTGGAGTTTGTTCCCTCCAAGTTGCTCAACCTCCAGTACCAATTCACGGTACCGCTTCTTTCGTTTGGGTGTTCCCTGGTGGGCGTAAGGTAATCTGCAATAGGCAGACATCGGTTCGTGGTCTAAGCTGACGCCAGAATCCATCTTGTAGATGTATCCATCATCTGAGCCGAAATAGATGTTTTCAAGCTCATCGTCTGCTCGTTTAGGTGCTGAGATACAACGGACTATAGGCTCGTAGTGCGCCTGGGTGAATTGTACGTTTCGACCATTGAAGGTAGCGGTCAGCCAATACCCATCATCAAAGAAGATTCGATATTGGTTTTTGTTTGCTACTGCTACAGATCCACATGACTTTGTTTTTCTTTGGTCAATAAGAGACTGAATGTCCTTACTGATCGTACCGCTTTTAAAACTTCCGAACTGATTCGTTGCTGAGAAGTCAGCCAGGCCGGTTTTGTTCAGGAAAATTACCTTGCCGATATTCTGGACCGTGCCAGCAATTCCGCCAGATTCTTTGGAGTGTGGGCGTAGAAACCAGGAGCCAACACCCGTACCTTCGAGAATATGAATAGAATCATTACACCAAATACCAAGAACACCGCCGGGCAAGCTCATTGCATCGCCCAACTCTTCGCCCATTCCAAGTTCACCAGCCCCAACAACAACCGACCATAACCCTGTTGGATCTGTCGGGGGTGAGTGCTGCAGGGATCCATTAGGGAATCCAAGGAATAAGTGTTTTACGTGTTCGAAAATCATAAAAGGCGTGTCAACGGTCATTCCCGTAGTGATCTGCGTGAATGTGGTTCCATCAAACTGAAACGCCTTATTTTTCCCGTCACACCCGTACATCATTATCGTACTGGCAGATCCACCGAAGTTTGAGTTTTCAAATTTATATGCGCCACCTGGGACAAGAGTAGGAGTCACAAAAACTACCCACCCGGCTACAGGATCCTCTTCGTACATGATACACTCGGTACCAAGTTCGTTGTCCCTGAAAGCATAAAGGGTACCGTTTAACCGCCAAACACCACGAACCTCTCCACTACCAGGAACTTTTACAACCAAGGACCTGAATGTCTCAACGGCCAGCCAATGATAATGGAGTTCGTGAGAGTCTATTAATTCGGTGTTCGGAGTAAATGCCGTGGTAATCGTCGCAACAGGAGAAGCCGAGACAAGCAAATCTTCACCGTCCTCAAATTCCCCGGAAGTAAGAAGAAAGGCCCCTGTTCCTGCAGTATCCTCAAGTACACCTTCCCCCTCAAAATCAACAAGCCCTGAAAGAAGAGATGTTCCAGTAGCACCAGAAACACTCCCCACTACCAAGGTGCCGGCCACAACTTCTGCCGCTGGATCGTCGAATTCAAGGTATTGAAAAAACGCCTCACTCGGGATTCCACGTCCGTCAATCCGTTCAAAACCATCAATAGGCTTTGCGCCTCCCGATGCTGCAATCTCATAACGAAAACAATCAAGCATCTTCCCTGGGGCAATCTGATACGGGGGAGTCACCAAATCGAGCCCACCACGAACAGGGAAATAATTTTCCTCGGGCTCTTTCACCCTGGGCCTTCTCACGCGCCTATTCATGCAATCGGGCTCCCTGGTATGCCGATGCTTTGACCATACCTGTTATCCATGGCTGCTATCATATCTCCATATTCAAACTCAGCTTCATCAAGCAATGCCGTGTTCCCGTCATGGAAGGCATACAGATACAAACCACGCCACTTTATGATTTCCTGCCATGATTCGTTTGTAGGCATTAACGGAATGTCACTATTTGCAGCCAGCCGTTGTGGTGCTCTGTAATATCTGAGAGTAATGGTGTATTCACCGTCAGGAATGGGATGGATCATTAATGCATTGGTTCCAGGGTGAAAAAACAGGCACCCCGGCTCCCCTGGCGTTTGCAAACCTTTCCTGTAATTCATCCACCATGTTTTGTGCTGCATTGCTCCGATATCACGTTCACCGGCAACACCGTCTGCAGTCTTGAAAATAGATGCTCCTTGGAAGAGCCAGCGTTCAACATCAGTAAGATTTAATTCAACAAGCGGGTATGACTGTTTATCAGCCGAAGTGTTGAAAGAAAATTCATTCTCCATCCATGGCCAATCTTTTCTATACTGCTGGACATCAACCCAAGCCTGGCGGATCCATCCAACCATACGCTTTTCAATGCCTGTTGCTGTTGCGACGTCGGAAGGACCGGTACCAGAAAGGCCGGTTTCCTCCCAAGCATCACCAACTATTTGGACAAATGTTCTCATGGCACCCCTTGTTTATTAGAAGTGATATTCAACGATGGAAAATGGATACATTGGTACTTCTTTGGATTCCATCGTCTGTGGATTGTAGACGGTCTTCATGGCATTTTGCAGAGATGTCAGGATAGCGATGGACACTCTCACGTTTACATTTCTGACGATTCGATATGGAACAAACTGAACACTGCCCACGATTGGATGAGGGTCCTGTTCGTCGTCCTGGACGTTAATGGTGACGGCTATCGGCTTTGGCTTTATTTCCTCTTCCTCTTCCGTTACTTCGTCAGTTTCCTCGTCTTCGTCGTTCTCGTCTGGAATATCTGCCAAGGTCACGCCTGTTTCTTCCTTATAGATTTCCCGGAAGCGGTCAATTACCGTTGCATCTTTCGCCTGTACGGAAATTTTCTTACCAAACTGCTCGAGTGCATACTTGCGTAATGCTTCGGATCCACACCCAAGGTCAATATATGGAAGGCTTGAAATCTCA